CAGCACGCTGCGCAGGGCGCTGCCGAAGCCCGTGACCAGCCGCTCGTACACGCCCGGGCGCAGGCGGCCCCGTCGCGCCTTAAGGGCGAAATAGTTGCCACCGCGCACGCCGTCCCTCTCCGCTTTCCTGCGCCGGCGCTTGCGGCTTGCATCGGATTCGTTCTGCAGCGGGTCTAAGCGGGCGCCCAGCTGCGACAGGATCTTGTTGAGCTGGCTCCCGGGCAGGTTGCCGTGCGCGTCCAGGAGAGCGCCGCGCCCGGGTACTGCGAATTGGCCGGCTGGGAGCAGGCCCTTGGCGCTGAGCCGGTTCTCCATCCCCTTGCGGCGGCGCGTGCCGCCCTCGACTTGGGCGAGCAGGTACTTCGCCGGCGGCGTGCCCTTGAAGGCCTCGTCGCGGAGGTAGACCTCGGCGAACGGCTTCTGCGTGGTGGCCTTCCGGTACAGGACGGCCTTCATCGTCAGCGCCGTCGGCCTGTCGAATACCCGCGGCATGACGTCCGACCAGTGCTGGCGGACGTCGAAGGCCGTGGCGTTGGCGGCCTGCCTCGCAGCGAAGGGCAGGTTGCGGCGTTCGAGCTCGGTGAGCGTGCGGCCGAAGAGGTTGTTCTCGTCGACGCGGATACGGACCAGGTCCCGGCTCACGACTGCACCTCGACAGTGGCGATCGTGGCCGCATACGCGGCGCTCTCCGCGGCGCGCTGGGCGTCGACCGAACGGGTGTAGCCCTCGGCGCTGTCGGCGATGACGCGGCCGTTGGGCGCGACCAGGCGCCAGCGCCACTCGCCCGCGGCGTCCTCGTACAGGCGGAAGACGTGGCCGCGGGTGCTCACCGGGCCTCCAGCTCGATCACGCCGGCCTTGTCGAGGCGGCGCAGGCATTGCTCCAGCGCCTTGCGGCGGACCTCGCAGCTGCGCGTTTCGGCCCTGGCGGCAGGCAGGACTTCTTCGCCGAGCAGGTCCCAGGTGGCGGCGTCCTCGGGGTCGCCTTCCCAGCGCACCGTGGACTTGCACTCCTGGAAGCCGATCGGCTCGCACTGCGCGGGGATGCCCTGCCGGCCAAGCCAGCGGCTGCAGGACATGCCGGTGGTCGCGACCACCATCGCGATGATGAGCAGGGCGCGGATCACTCGTCGGCTCCGGCGTTGACCGCATCCATGCGCGCCTGGCCGGGCGCGCAGTTCTGCGCCAGCGGCCGGTCCACTTTGGCCTGCCGGTAGACGACGCGCTCGGTGCGGCCACGCTCGGCGACGATGGCGATGTCGCGCACTAACTCCCGCGCGTCGCTGTAGCTCTCGCGGGCGATGGTTGCGTTGGCGCGGGCGACGTCGGCCATGGTTTCGGCGCGTGCCTCCGACTTGGCCACGGCTCTGCCGCGCCACTGCACCAGGTTGAGCCACACCGACGCGGCCAGCAGCAGGAGCAGGATCAGCACCCACTTCCAGGCGGACAGCCAGCCGGCGGCGCGATCACGCAACGACATGGGGGGCCTCCCGCCGGAAGTCGGCGCGCATGAAGCGCGGCATGGGGCTGCGGCGGTTGGAGTCGAGCCCGCAGCGATGGCAGCAGGGCAGACCGCCGGCGTCGCGAAAGCTCGCGTCGATCAGCGTCGGCCAGCAGTAGGCGCAGGTCGCGTTGGCCTCGCCATGCTCCTCGCGCGCACCAAGCGCCGCCGCCGGCAGCTGCTCGAGCAGGGACAGCCGCGTGAGCTCCTGCTTCACCGGGCCGCTCCCCGCTCGCGCCAGGCGCGCAACAGCGAGCGGCCGGCGACCATCGCCAGGCCAAGGCGGAACAGCAGCGTCCACCAATCGACGGACGAAAGGCGTACCGCCTGGACGATGAGCGCGAAAGCGCCTACGGCGACCAGAATGAGCGCGACCTGGCCGTAGTGCTGCCCGGCGCAGCGTGGTGCATCGTGCTTGAGGTAGAAGTACATCGCCGCGACCCAGATCACGCCGCAGGCGACGAGGTTGAGCAGCAGCACGAGGATCGACATCAGGCCGCCTCCGCCTTGCGCTCGATGAAGCGGTTGCCGAAGTTCCAGATGCTCTGGAACGCCAGCGCGCACAGGCCCGCGCGCACGCTAGCGTCGACCTGGCCGGCCATGCCACCGATGCCGAACACGTTGACGTGCGGGAGAGCCAGCGAGAGCCAGGCGCCGGCGAAGGCCATGGCCACCACGCCGAAGACGATGCTCGGGATGCGGCGCTCGGGATGACCCTTGCGGAAGTAGAAGCTGAGGATGGCGCCCAGGAACGCCGCGATCAGCACGCCGAGCGGGACGCCGAACAGCACCATGCCGACAGCGCCGGACGCCGCGGGCACGTGTTTGGCGGCCACGGCCGCGATCGCATCGGTGCGCATCACATCTCCCCCCGGGATGCGGGATAGGCCTTCCACGGCAACTGCCAGTGAGGGCCATCCTTGAAGTCGCGCCAGTCGCCACCCCACTCCAGCGGGATGCCCAGCTCGACGGCGACGGCCTTGAGGACCGGCGCGAGCCGGTAGTAGTCGTGCCACCGCCAGGAGACTTCGATGTCACCATCGCCGTCCTGGTCGGTGAGCGGCACCAGGTCGACGGCATGGCCGGTCAGGTGCCGGCTGTTCATCGTGGTGCTCTTGCGCTGGCGCAGCAGCTGCGCCTGCCGCTCGCGCGTGCGCAAACCTTCGACCACCATGAAGGGGACGTCGGTCAGCTCTGCAGCACGGGTGACCACCCGGACCAGGTCCGGGTGGACACCTTCGAGCCGCTGCAGGTCGCGGGCGGTGAGCTGCACGTCAGGCTCAGGCCGTCAGCGCATCCAGCATCGCGCTGAAGGACTCGGCGTGGCGCACCGCCACGTCGACATCCTGCAGGGCGACCACGCGGACGGTGCCGCTGGTGCTGTTGCTGTACGGGTCGACGGTGAGGTCGAGGCCGCCCCACATGCCGATGATCAGGTCGGCGAAGTTGCCGAAGATGATCGCCGAGCAGACGTCGGCCGCCGTGCCCTTGTCCAGGTTGGACGGCACCGCGTTGGTGACGCCGGCGCGGTAGCCGTTGAGCGGCGTGTCGCCGTTCTCCCAGATGAAGCCGTTCTGGCCCGACACCTTGGAGGTGGTCTTCAGCTTGCCGCGCACCTTGGCGTTGGTGAGGTACGCCAGCGTGCCCACGTCGGCATTGGCCACCGACACGTCGGTTTCGAGCGCCACGATGTGCGACCAGTCCGGCGCCAGGCCGTTGGCGCCACCGGCGACGTCGCCGATGCCCGCGGTGCCGAGGATGCCGGTCGGCTCGTTCGTGCCGCCGCCCTGGATGGCCGCCGACTGGATCGCCAGACCTAGCACCTTCGCCAGGTCGCCCTGCACGAAGTTCTCGACATCGATCGAGGACTGCAGCAGCAGCTTGCGACTGATGTCGGTGAACGCGCCGACGGTCTTCGGCGTCATGGTCACCTGAGCGATCGCCTGCTTCGACTCGGTCGGCGCGTTGCCCTCGGCGACCCAGTAGTGCGTCGCGGCGCCACTCTGCTTCGGAATGGCGATGTTGCCGACCAGGCCGGACAGCATCTGCACGCCGAGCGACGGCAGCACCATCGCGTTGCGCAGCAGCTCGATGAAGTTGCCCGACAGCAGGTTGGTGGCCACCAGGTTGCCGCCGTCGGCCGCCGTGCCGACCGTCAGGTCGCGCTTGAGCACGTCGAACGGCACCAGCAGACCCTGCGGCGTCTTGCCGCTGCGGCGCGCCACTTCCTCGGAGCACTCACGCTCGTAGGCGGCCGAATCGAAGGCGCGCTTGTCACCGGGGTTCGCCAGCAGGTGAAGGGCGCGCACCAGGCTGTAGCGCTTCACTTCCTTGTTGTCCATGCCGATCTCGGCGGTCGGCTTCGGCGCCGTGGCGAGCTTTTCCAGCGCCTTGGCGCGGAACTCGTCGACGCTCATGCCGCCGCGGACGGCGCCGGCTGCCAGCTCGCGGATGGCGGGGTACTTCTCGCCGTACTGATCGGCGATGGCGAGGATCTCGTTGGCGCGCTTGCGCTCGCCGTCGGCGCCAGCCTGCTCGAACGCGCGGGTATCGACCTCCGCCGCGCCGTCGTTCTTCTTTTCGGACATGGTCCGGGTCTCCGTGTTGGAAGGGGATTCGGGGAGTGCGGCAGGCGTGTCCTGCGCACTACGGCCGACACCGACGCTCGCGTCGGCCGGCACGCTGACGATGCTGATCTCGTAGGGTTCCCAGTCGGTCACGCGGTACGTGTCGGTGCCGTCCTTCGACGACTCGAGCACCGCGGCATGGACGCGGTAGCCGACGGACACGTTGTTGCGGATGCCGTCGACGACGTCCTGGAAGATCTCCTGGGCACGCGCGCTCTTGCCGAAGCGCATCACGGCGCGGCCCACCCGGTCCGCGTCGATCCGTACCGACTCGACCACGCCCACCTGGTCGCGCGTGTCGTGGTCCATGAGCAGGGCGCCACCCCGCTTCATGCGACCCAACCGCACGGCCTTGGGGCCGTGATCCAGGACTTCGTTGCCGTACCAGCGCTCGACCGCCGTCTCGCTCGAGAACGCGAGCTCGACCGTCCGCTTGTCCTGGTCGACCGTCGACCGGGCTGCGTCGATCTGGAAGTCGCGGCTGACGGTGGCGCCGGCCGTGATGTCCTTCGGGAGCTGCTGCATGGTCATGGCCTCACTGTGGTGGCGAGCAGGGAAACGGTTAAGGCAAACCGTTTCCCTGCTCCTCTGGTTCGTCGGGGTTCGGCGCCGGGGATGGCTTCGCGCCGAAGCTGGGCATCGCCAGGCCGCGCTTCTGGCACATGGCCTCGTAGGCGACGAAGTCGTCGAGCACGTCCGCGATGTCGCGGCCGGTCTGCATGGCGAGCTGCTGTGGGCTGGCCAGCTTGTTCTCGATGGCGAGAATGGCCGCCTCGATGTCCTTCTTCGGATCGACCCACTGCCAGCGACGCCCCTGCCAGAGATGGGACCGGAACTTCGCCAGGCGGCTGTCCGGCAGCGCCGACCCGTTCGGCAACCGGATCGCCTTTCGCAGCAGCGCCATTTCCAGCCAGTCTTCGAAGACGGGCGTCAGGAGCTGGTTGATCACGATGCTCTGCAGCACGACCCACTCGTCGCGCTCGTCGAGCACGCCGGCGCGGATGGAACTGAAGTTGACGTTCTCCAGGTCGTTGGCGAGGCTGCTGTAGGCCACGCCGATGGCGCTGGCGACGCCGCGCAGCGTCGCCTTGCAGAAGGCGTCGAACTGTTCGTGCGGGTACGCCGGGTCGAACTTCGACAGCTTGTAGCCGTCTGGCGCGAAGTCGAAGGTGCCGGGCTCGGCATCGGTGATGAAGTCGCCGTTCCCGGTGCCTGCGTCCTCTGAACCAGGCGGCGGCGCGCCGTCTCCGGCCACCTCCCAGATGCCCATCTTCGAAGCGCCCACGCGGGCCGCGATCACTGCCGCTTCGCGGTAGCCCTTCAGGTCGTTGAGGATGCGCATCGCTGGGTGCAGCCAGGGCGCGCCGCGCGTCTGCTCTTCCTCCATCGGCACGAAGCCGTGCAGGATCTCGCTCGCCGGGATGCGTTCACGCTCGCGGCGGAATTCGGCGCCGACACCAAGCGAAGACGACGTCCAGACGTGGTACGCGACAGGCCGCCGGATCTCATCGACCTCCACGCCCATGATGATCGCGTTCTGGCCGCGAGCCGGCGCTCGGTTGAGGTTCGTGTCCAGGCGATCGACGTTGAGCGGCTGGAGCTGGTAGCCGTACCGCCCTGCATTTCGCA